TTTATAGGTTGCTCTTTATTGCTTGGAGATGGAGTATTAACAGAGCAATCTATAGATGATTATTTACTCTGCAACCACTTGCAAGATGTTAAAGGATGGTATGCCTTAACTTATAAATACTTTGAGGATGATACTTTATTTGCATTAGCTGTTATGAGTTGTGAGTCTGATGGCAGAGAAAAAGTTATAGGATATAACAAAGATGGCACTATAGATCAGGGCTTATTTCAATTTAATTCTAAAACAGAAAAATGGCTTGAAAAAGATATCTATAATAAAGATTTAGATATGTATGATGCAGAAACAAATATAAAAGCTGCTAGATGGCTTTCTTATTATGATGGTTGGCATCATTGGAACAGTAGTAAGCATTGTTGGGGTAGATATGATTCCTTTTCCAGATAAAAAATATAATATTATCTATGCAGATCCTGCTTGGAGTTATAAAGTATGGAGTAAAAAAGGACAGGGTAGAAGTGCTGAACATCATTATTCAACAATGAATATTGATGATATAAAAAATTTACCTATACAAGATATTGCTGATGATAATTGCATATTATTTATGTGGGTAACTTTCCCATTATTAAAAGATAGTTTTAATGTTATAGAATCTTGGGGTTTTACTTATAAAACTGTTGGATTTACTTGGGTTAAGAAAAACAAAAAAACAGATTCTTGGTTTTGGGGTATGGGGCATTGGACTAGGGCAAATGCAGAACTTTGTTTAATAGCAACCAAAGGAACTATAAAAAGACAATCAGCTTCTGTTCATCAAGTAATTGATACACCAATAGAAAGACATTCTAAAAAACCTGATATTGTTAGAGATAAAATTGTAGAACTTGTAGGAGATTTACCTAGAATTGAACTTTTTGCAAGAGAAACAGCAGAGGGTTGGGATAGTTGGGGTAATGAAATTGGTTAATGCTAATAATAGGAGAGATTTTAGAGCAGATGAATATGATTTGTATGATGTTAAGAAAGCTAGACCATATTGGAATCAAGTATGTGCAGCTAATGAATGGGAAATTATAAAAAATGATGAGGATTTTGGAGAGGACTTTGTCTGTAAAATTATTGATGATATTTATATTATGGAGCTTCAGGTTGTTGGTTATTGGCATAATTTTAGCAAAGATAATATAAGCAATTTATGGATCTCTGCAAGTAAAGTTAATAACCTTAGAGAAAAAGCAAAAGAAAAGAATACAAAAGCAGGTTTAATTTTTCTTAATTGTGTTCCAAATAAGTTTATTGGTGTAAATATAGATGAAGTTAAGTATGAGCATAAAGTCATAAAAGCATCAGAGGAGAAATCATACAAAATACCATTAAAAGATATTGATTATATATATAAAGAGATATTTGATACTAACTTATGTGATTGCTTAGAAAATCATTATGAAATAATGTTACAGGGTAATGGGAGAATACCTATGGCAGAAAAAGAAATAAATATAAGAGGTAAAAATGGAATATGCTGCTGATGATATAAATATTGGTTATATGTCTTGTTTATTGTTTATTAATTCTGAACATACTCTTGTAGATAAATTAAATAATATAACTGAAATTCAACCTAGATCACTTAATGGCATATTTGACAATGTAAAAGATACTCATCAGGGAGGAGTGAGCTTTGAGTTAGTGTTAAAGTCTTTGCCTACTTATGTAGAAATAACTATGAATCATAATGGCAACTTTGATATTTATACTAAAACAACTAAGGGAGAAACAGAGTTTAAGGATGAAGTTGTAGAAACTTTAATTAATTTCTTGCATATATTCTATGTCAATATGGTTGATGATGAAAATAAATTACTTATGAATGCTTTAGATAAAACTACTTATAGAAGAATTGCAAAGAGAATGCATTATAGAGAGAACTATGGGGATGATTCAGCTATTTAATGGAGATTGCTTAGAAGTTATGCAGGATATGCCTAATAACTCTGTTGATTATGTTTTAACTTCTCCTCCTTATAATTCTGGAAAAACAAGAACAAATAAATCAAATCTAAAGGGTAAATATGAATATTTTGCAGATAACAATATTAATTATTTAGATTGGTGCATAAAAGTAATTAATGAATTATTAAGAATTACAAATAATTATATTTTTTGGAATGTACAAGCTAATTATTATAACAAAAAAGATGTTTATAGATTAATAGGCTTTTATGCAGATAAAATAGAACAAAACATAATCTGGAATAAGCCCAATGGAACTCCAAGCTCATATCAGCATAGATTAAGTAATGTTTATGAATATATTTTAGTTTTAACAAATAAAAAATCTGTAATATGCAATCCACATCACTTAACTAATGTGATAACTTTACCTATACAAAGTAAAAAAAATAAAATACATAATGCAGTTATGCCTCAAGATTTATCAGATTTTATAATAAAAAATTTTACAAAAGAAAAAGAAATAATATTAGATCCTTTTATGGGTTTAGGAACAACAGGAATAAGCTGTGTTTCAATGAATAGAGATTTTATTGGAATAGAGTTAATAAAAGAATATTATGAATTATCAGGGCATAACATACAAGAAGCATCAAAGAGTTAAATTTATAATTCCTACAGATATAAGAATTATAGATCCACAAACAAAGAAAATACTTTGGAGATATGGCACAATACAGTTTTTTGCTAAAAATACTAAATCTGCTTGGATTTTAGAAAATAATGCTAAAGAAACAGTAAAAATTTCATTATTTTGTGTTTTACCTGTAAATTAATAGCATGGCAGATAATGGTTTCACACAGAAAGAGATGTTGCAATTGGTTTTAGATAGGCTAGATGACATTGATTCTAAAATAGAAAATAAGATTGATAGAAAAGAATTTTATACAGTTATAGGAACAATAATTGCAATAGTTACTTTAGTTTCTAGTTATTTTATGTAATGAAGTGCAATTGTAAATATTTATGTTGTGGTTGTAGTTTGCATTGTAAAAACAGATAATAAGTTATACTAATTCTATGGATTATATAGATGATATGTCTTTGGCTCTACCTAATCAGCAACAGGTTGGAGAATCAAATATAGATTTTAAAAGATTTCAATATTATTTAGGTTTAGGAGCTTCAAGAACACTTAAAAAAGTTTCTCAAAACTTCAGTTTGTCAGATAGGAGAATCTATCAAATTGCTGCTAAAAATCAATGGACTGATAGAGTAAAAGCTATTAATAAAATGCTAAATGAGCAGATAATTAGTGAAGTTTTTGCTCAAGTTGGAGAAACAGCTAGAGATCTAGCAGATAATCTTAAGCCTTTAATATTTAGAATAATTAATGAAATAAATGAAAGAGATTTAGCATCTATGAATCCAACAGAACTTAAAGGAATCTTAGATATTTGTTATAAGATTATTAGTCAGATTTATGGTTTAGGACAACCTCAAGTAACAGTAAATCATATAGAACAACCACAGATAAGGTTTAAATGGGATTGGGAGCAGGATGATGAGCCAGAATATTAATGATGATTGTTTAAATGCTTTAAAAAATATACCAGATAACTCAATAGATTTTATTTTAACTGATTTACCTTATGGAACAACACAATGTAAATGGGATAACATTATACCTTATGAGCCAATGTGGAGAGAACTTAAAAGAATTAGGAAAGACAATACAGCAATAGCATTATTTGGAACAGAGCCATTTAGTAGTCATTTAAGATTAAGTAATTTAAAAGAGTATAAATATGATTGGATATGGAATAAAAAAATTCCTAGTGGTATGTCTAATGCAAAAATACAACCAATGAGATTAACAGAATTTATTTCTATATTTATTAATGGCAAAAGTTTTTATTATCCACAAATGATTAAAAGAGATAAACCTATTAAAGCAGGTGGAAATAAAGAAAGTATTAGTGGTGGAACAAAAGGAATAACAGGACAGTATAAAAAAACCTATACTCATAAATATCCTATGACAATAATTGAATTTGATAAAATTAGGAGAGGAAGTTTACACCCAACTCAAAAGCCAATAGAACTTCTTGAATACTTAATAAAAACATACACACTTGAAAATGAAACTGTTTTAGATTTTACAATGGGAAGTGGTAGCACAGGTGTAGCTTGTGTTAACACCAACAGAAACTTTATTGGTATTGAATTAGATAAAAAATATTTTGAAATAGCAGAAAAAAGAATAAATGAAGCAAATAATTGAGGCTACTCCACCTGATTTACATTCTGGGCAAATAGAAGTAATACAAGCATTAGATGAGAATAGATTTGTTATTGCAGTATGTGGCAGGAGATGGGGTAAAACTACTTTATCTTTAGTTGCAGCAGTAGATCAAGCTCTTAAAGGTTTAAAAGTATGGGTTATCTTTCCTGTATATCCACAGAGTTTAGAATCTTGGCTTAATCTTAAATCATTAGTTAGACAGTTACCAGAGAACTATGCAGAGGTAAGAGAAGTAGAGAAAAGAATTGTATTATCTAATGGTGGATCTATACAAATAAAATCAGCTAATAAGCCAGAAACTCTTAGAGGTGCAGGTGGTATATCTCTTATTATCTTTGATGAAACTGCTTATATGGACAAAGAAACTTGGGAAACAGTTAGACCAATACTTAGTGATAGTTTAGGCAAAGCATTGTTTATATCTACTCCTAATGGAATGAATTGGTTTTATGAGTTATTTGACAATGCTAAAAGGAGAGCTGATTGGAAAGTTTTTCATTATCCTACAGAGCAATCTCCTAGAATAAATAAAAATGAATTAGCACAAGCCAGAGAGGAGTTAGGCTCATTAGTATATGCTCAAGAGTTTTTAGCAGAATTTACTGAGGTTGGACACATGTTCAAGAGAGAATGGTTTAAGTATTATGACACTATTGCAGGAGATGATCCAGAATATATATTAGGAGATGAAGTTGTTAAGCATAGTGAGTTATCTATCTTTGGCACTATGGACACAGCACTAAGTATTAAGGAGACTGCTGATTATTCAGTAATAATGACAGTTGGCTCAACTCCTAGTGGTAAGCTATTAGTAATGGATGTATTCAGAGCCAGACTAGAAGCTCCAGAGTTACTTCCACAGATAGAAGCAAAGATAAATGAATACAACATGTCTTGGTTGGGAGTGGAGGATTCTAGTTTTGGGCTTGGTATTATTCAGATGGCTAGGAGGCAGGGTTTGCCAATAAGGAACTTAAAGGCAGATAAATCTAAAACTGCTAGAGCTGTACCTGCTGCTGCAGGTGTAGAAAATGGCTCTATATGGTTTTTGAAAAATGCTAATTGGCTTGTAGAATTTGAAAGAGAATTAACTAGCTTTCCATCCTCTGGATCTCATGATGATATGGTGGATGCACTAGCTTATGCAGCTAGATTTGGAATAGTTAGAAAGACAAATTGGAGTGTTACCTAATTGGGAATAAGAGATAATATTAGGAGCTTTTTTGCACAGGAAGCTCAAACAGAACAAAAAAACTATGGCAATTTTCCTACATCAAATATAGTTTTTCCTTTTAATTCAGATG